CACAATAATACCAGAGGGGTTAGCGTACTCGCGAGTAAACACCTTATCATAGAGAATATAATGCTGGGTGGCAATCATCTCGATGATTACGGTGCGGACGCGAGCTCGGCGACGAAGTTCGGTAACGGGGTCAGGGTGGTTAGAGTTTTGCAACTCGCGAGTGTCAAGCATCTGAGATCCAGATTTGAACGCCTCATACAGGTCCACGATGTCCTCCCGCGCGATGGTGTTATCATTATTACTGATGTCATATCCGACACAGTTTCCAGTGAGCTGTTTGGCCAGCATTTGGCCAAACGCTCCTTGGATGTTAACTCCAATAGCGTGGGTGAACTCGAGTTGATGTTTGAGGTAAATGTCAATAGCCGATCCAAAGTACATAAGGATCAGCAAGTTGAGGAAAAAGCTGCACGCAGAGAAAATGCGTGGTTTATGCCTCTTGCTCTCTACACGTAGCTCATCTTTAAGAGTGAGCATGTGCGGAAGTACAGGGGCAATGCCTTGTTCAACATACGACATCAAAACGTTCATAGACTCGACAAGTTTGGGCTTTGCAACCCAGGGCTTGAGATCATCACCGCTTGATTCGATCAACTCCTTCTTACCATCCACAAACTTTCCGAAACCAGCCGAGGTAGAAATACGGCTGTTAACAGTAGCTTCGTGGTTGATATGAGTGTTAATCGCATCATTAAGCGAAATCACGCCGGGAAGGTTCTCCTTGGACATAATAGTGATAATATTATTAGTGGAGGCCTTCTTAACTGTGGCGTACTCAAGCGTGGGGGTAAACGCGGGCCTTGGGGCATCAAACTTTGTAAGTGCATTAAGCAACGGGTCATTGTCGCCAGTCTTACGAAGTTGAGCAGGTCCACGAATACGGGGCTCGTCGGGGAACATGCCAGTAGGCTCGTAGCTCGTTTCAGTCGGAGGAAAGTTAAACAAGCGACGATGTTTCTCTGGAAGTTGCATAACCTCGAGAGCGTTTCCGGGGACATACTTCTCAACGTGGATAATGGCCTGAGCTTCAATACGCTCATTGGTATGACCAATATCGAGAAGCGGTCCTCGTTGGACCTCGATCTCAGGGGCAAGTGAATACGCATACTTCTCCAAACGTTCTTGAGTAACAATAACGCCAATTGCGCGTCTGCCGCCAACAGTGGCG